AGCCACGGCAAGGTGACTTTCGTCAAAACCAAGGGCAAAAAAAACAGGACGGTCCCAGTCTCCCAGAAACTACTGGATAGATTCCCCAAAAAGACCGGCCAGCTATTCGCCAGCCACTTTATGATGAACGGCGGCAACATACTTGTACTGCAACGGATCCTCGGCCATGCTGATATCAAACAAACAATGGTTTACGCTCATTTCAGCCCTGACCACCTTCAGGACGCCATCAGCAAAAACCCATTAGGTGATGACGATTACTCATGATTATCAGCAAGCATTTTATGGCGACAACGACTAACACCCACACACCTCGCGCGCAGAAAAAATAAAACAAATAAATACAGTAACTTAGATAACATTCAAAATTTAAAAAACATCAAATGGCGACAAAGTGGCGACTGAGAATCAACCAGGTGGCGGCAGCATGGATGCCGCCACTCTTATTCCCGGCATCTAAAATCAATTTCAGTTTTTAATTGCCGCAAACCCGCTCCGGTGCTCATTTTGATCCCCTCGCACAATTTTTAGCACTGCAACCAAAACCCCACGAAATCCAGCAAATGCCCAGATTCAATGCTGCTTTGCTGGCATCGCCCCGCGCCAGAAGCACTGTATAGAACTGTAAAAGGGTGAAAATTACCGCGATCATTTCAGATCTTTGATCTCACCAAAGCCCCAGCAGTGGCGCTGGCTGCGCCTATGAACTGCAAAACCAGAAAACTGTAAAAAAATCGCACCAAAAACCGCGCAGGAGGGTGAGGAAGAGTGCGGATTTCGTGCCGTGGATTCTCCCTTCCGTGATTCTGTGGCGCTGGAGTCAACAGGGGCTATTGTGTGCGGGTTTCTGTTTGAGTTAGTGCGCAGGCATGAAAAAGCCCAGCGTTTAACTGGGCTTGTTTGCGGGGCTTATGTGTTAAGTGTGGCGCTTATATTCGGAGCTAATGCGTTAAGTGACTTTATAGGTACCGGCGCTTGAGCCACTGGTGACTTGCACCTGGGCGTTCTCGGTTACCTCATCGATAAAGGCGGTGGCGAGTGCCTCGGCCATCTTACCTGCGAATGCATGCTCTCCTTCCGTGACAAACCCCCTTGCCTGCAGTTCACTATTTATTCTATTTTTCAGTGATTCTTTATTGAGTGCCATGTTATTTGCCCGCCGTTACTGTTGATGATCCGTGTGCATGTGGTCCGCCGATAAAGTGACAGGTATGGGCGCAGGTGACCACGCCCTCACCATCATTCAGATGGATTTTCTCAGCGTTGACTTTCTTTATCCCTTTGATGGCTTCAGTCATTTTGCCGTCAACCTCAAGCAGTTTGTCTTCCAATACTTTGATGCGTTGATTCAGGCATTCGGTACTGTCGTCTTTGTCGGTGACTCGCTTGAAGTTGCCCAGCTCATCAACCAACTGGTAAACCCCGACGCGCTGTTGGTAACGGCTCTCTCCTTTCTTAATGGCTGGCAGTTCCCAGCCCAGGGGTAAGACGGTACGAATGAATGGCTGATCAGGTCTGCCATAGGCAAAAGCGATTTCAACAATAGCACCTATGGCAGGAGGCTCCAGCCTACCAGCCTGATCACCAATGCCCGGCACCGGCAGCGGCACGGCCTGAAGCACTCCGGCTTTGGTGTCGTTACCGTTCTCATCCAGCAACTGCACATCTGCAGCATAGCGCGGGTAAAAAGCATCGCTTTTGCGGTCCCCATCCTCTGCTGGCAACTCTGGCAAGTCCACAATGCGGGCGAACCTGGGCAAGTGCAAGCCCGCAGTCAGCTCAGGAAAAAGCCGCAACACCAAGCGGCGAATAATACTATCCATGCTTATATCCTCATCCCCATCTCACTGTCATTTCAGTGTCTTTGACCTCAACACTGGTAAGGCGGTGTTTGCTGCCGTTTATCACCACATCAACATGAGGGCGCAACTTGGGGATCACCGGCAGGGTGGCGCTTTTGCTGCCCTGTCCATTGATGTATTGGGTGGGCAGTTCGACTTCACGGCCAGCCCAATAACTGTCGGTCCAGCTGCCAACATAGATGCTGCCATTACCCTGCTGTTGCCAAATATACCCGCTCACAGCAAACGCCCTGCCTAGATTATCCAACACCCCATACCCAGAGGCGTCAGAATAAAAGCAGGGTATCGCTGTGTCACAATAGGCCTTATCCGGCAGTGTGAAGGTCAGCCCTTTCTGCTCTGACACTTCATCAATCACCATCCTGAATGTAGGGTGCCGCAGAACCACAGCCAAGGGTTTAGCCAAGATGGCTGCCAATTCACGACAGTGCATCAGCAGATAACCAGGCTTACCCGGTTGTAGCTTTTCCACAAAGCCAAGAAATACTCTTGCCGCTTCATCGCCCCAACCTAATTCCAATGCCACAACAGCATTGACCTTGGCGGCTGCACTTTCTTTCACGGTCAGCACGCAATTACCTGGCTGGATGGCGGACAAAACCAGGTGATGCTTGACCAACTCCAACTCAGTTTTACCTGCCCAGGCGCGGGCAATAAAGCGGTGATTGATTGTCATAGCTTGCAGCCCCTTTAGCCCAGCGCATTATCAGCCGATTTCAGCACCGCTAAAAAGCCGGTTAGTTCCACCTCAGTTTCTGGTGGGGCGTGCTCTGCATTGCTGGCGCTTTGGCCTGTAGTTCCTTGCTGGCTGGCCGCTTTCTTTGGCTGTCGCTCTTCAACTTTTTGAGGCACACTGCAATGTTCCTGCAAGTTAAATGTCACCGCCCACTGCCGCAGCTTTTCCTGCTCCACCGCTTCAATACTGCTGGCAAACTTCACCTGCTTCACGCCAAGGGTTTCGGCTGTCATATTTGCAATCCGATACACCTTGCGGGCGCCGCCCTCCAAGGCTTCTGCCTTGATAAAAAGCTGGTGCAGATGTTCCTTGTTAGCAAATGGCACTGTGCCAGTAACGGTCATCATCTTGGCTTTTATGCCAGTTTCAGCAGCGTCTGTACTGGACGAATTACCACTGGCATCTACTGTGGCCAATTCTTGATTAACCGTGATGCGAATCGACTTAAGCCTTACCTGTTCACTGTTCAGTTGGAGCATTTTGGCCTCTAACCTCTATAGTGACAGCAAAGCGTCTCAATACACCTTCATCAATGATGGTTTCTGTTCGCAAAATTGGCGGAATGTAGCCCGAATCGCCTGGGTTTAATTTTTTGTCATAACCAGGTGGATACTTTGCATCATCATATATTACGTCTTGCGTGGCCATTTTGATGATCTGTTCATCGGTTAGTTTGGCCGCTTGCATGTCACTGCGGGAGTTAATGGATCTAATTTTACCGCGCATAATTGCCTCTCAATGTCATTCCTAAACAAGCTCAAGATGATCGCATATTCCCCTTGCAGAGGCGTTACTGTATGAGTCCCATGGTTCGTTATCCCAGTCTGACGAACGAGCCCCGGATGCCCCTGCATCCCCCCAAAATGATCCAAAAATTGGGGCTCCTATCCCTGCGGCTCCACTGAGGAAAACCTTCCCCTGCCCATTCGTGTTAACTTCCTGCCAAGTGTAACCACTTAAACCATCTCCACGGTCCCAAACTTCGCTTCCCCATTGCCATAAATGGCCAGAAACTTGTTCACAACCACATGAACTTCGAGCGTTTGAATCATGCTGAGTTATAACAGGGTCATATACAGAAGTGTGACCAGGTACACAGCCTGATGCCAAAGCGAAAAATTCTTGATAGTTTGGCAATCTCTTTCCAAAAGCTGACATCACCTCAGCAGCAGTAAACTGAGAAAATGTTGAATACTGTTTGTTACCGTCCCCCCCAAAATATGAGGGGATTTTGGGTCTAGAGGCACCATCTGCTATTTGAACATTAAAGGCTGATGTCCCCATCAAATCCGGCGTGGTATTCAGCAAATAAATATCCGCCCAAAACCCTGCAATGGTTATCACCATGCCGCGTGGATCAGGCGCTTTAGGGCGGAACTTAAGATCATAAAATGACTTAGGCTTGATGCCCTCTTCGCCCATGTGGAAACCACCAATGCGGCGCGAGTTATCCTCGGTAAAGCCTTCTGGCATGGTGAAATTGGCTGATGCGATAAGACCCCGCTCGGTGGCGTAAACAGCGTAATCCATGCCCGCCTGCAATGCGGGCATCGTCACCGCAGTGTTTTCAGCAAAGGCCAGCGTTTTACCATCAACCACCACCACCAAGTCGCAATTGGTGGTGACCGCATTATTTTGCGTTTTAAAGGCGGGTTCGCTGGTGATTGATTTCTCAAAGGCTTTGTTGGTGCGGGCGCGAAAATCATCATCGCTTGCGGTGGCTGGCCGCAGCTGCATAGTCACTTGGCCGTTGTTTAGCTCAGCTAATGGCGCAACAAAGTGCTGATGGCCGCCATCATCGAAATAATCGGTTTTTGGCTCATCAATATCTGCCAGCACTAGGGTGACATTGACCGCCTGATCATCAAGCTCTGCGCCCGTGCGGGCAGCATCAAGCCACAGGCGCTGATGGCCGTTTGCGGTCAAGTTGGTTTGCGCCACTTCGCCGCGCAAGCCGCCCACTACAACCGTGCCATTGTTAACAGTGTAATCATCACCAAACACATGGTTGACCTGAGCGCCACTTATAATGGCATCGCCGAGTGTTTCACGGGCTAACAAGCGCACATCTTCATCTATGCCAGCCAAGCGGGCGGTGAAGTCGATTTGCCATGTTTGCACCGGCACCGTGATATTGGCGCTTTGGGCTGCACCATTAAATGCCATCCGCATAGACTTGGTCAGAGTCATGCCTGGCTCTTTAGTTTCTGTCTGCTTATAGACGATCATCCCCAGCCCTGACGGGGTGTTTTTGTCCCGCAAAAAGATGGCGTTAAAGGTAAAGGTAGGGACATTCGAGGGAATAATCACCGAATACACCAAGGCATTGCTGTTTGCCTTGCCAATCTGATCCACATCTTGCTGATACACCCACTGGGCAAGCGGGGGCAGCGCGGTTTCCCGGTCAATGGGTTGGCTTAAATCCAAGTCTGGGATGAGTGCAAAAATAAACTCATTCAAATCGGTGGGCTGTCCCAGCGACATTTTGTTTTGCAGATATTGTTCAAACTGCAGTGGAATAATTGTCTGGCTCATTATTGGTTAATCTCCAATGATGCAGAAAAAATCTGGTGATTGTGGGTTAGCTCGTTGGGCTCAGTAACAAGCCGCTGTTGGTTAAAGGCGCTGGCACTGTAAACACCTAGGCTGTGGCCAAAGCATGCATGCTCAATTGCCGTATCAGCAGAAAAGCTCACAGCCACACGATAACGGCGGCAAGTACGGCCATATTGGCGCATAAGCTCCAGTAATAAACGCGAATTACCCGCCAAATCAGCATCCGTGATCTGCAGGGTGACTAAATCCCAATTGATTACCGATTCACGCTCACTAATAGCCACCCACGAAAAGCCCAGTTTGTTAAACATGTTCAGCCAGCCACGGGTGCTGCCTGCGCCTTTGGCAAAGGTCAGCGCATATTTCACCCGCAATCTGAACATCTGTTCCTGTTCACCGGGTATCGGGGTGATATTTCGTTCCCACGCCAGCAGGTGTACCAAGGCCAGCTCGGCGGTCATAGGATCAAGCTGGGCAGCGGGCCATGCCAGCATGCTTTCCAGTTTTTGCCAGTAACTCACTGCAGCGCGGCGCAGTTTGTCCAACTCGCTGCCGGGGCGTGCCAGCCAATGGGGCATGCTTGTCAGCTTGTGCCAATCCATCTTGTTGTCTCCCGCCACAATTATTCCCCTCTGCTTACAGTCAGGGTGCCAATACGAGGAACATTCATAGCTGAGATAATATCCAGCTGATGCCACTGCAGTGAGTCAATACCGGGAAACTCGGCATGCAGTTCCTGCCCCAACTTGGAGAAACTAAAGCGGTCTGCTGGCTTCGTTCTGGTGGCGTTGTAGTTGCTATTTTCTCGAAAAGCACAGCGGATAAAGTCTTCCACTCCGGTCAGAATGGCGGCGACTTCCGTCTCCAAGATATTTGGCAGCAGGTAAACGGTTACCGCCAGATCATGGTTAATATCAGGCATGGCAGACACCAACACATCATCACCATGACCGTGAAAGCCTGATTTCATAATGTGGTTGTTCAAATCCGCAATCAGTTCAGGCGATGCCTGGCCGGTGTCTGGCAAAATATAAACATTTGCTGTGCCTGCCCCTCTTGGGGCTTCATGTTCAAAAAACAGATTGTCTGTATCCAGTCCGCCGCGCTCAGTGAGCATGCGGCTATATACCGCATCAATGTGCCAACCGGCAGCGGCAGTAAAGGCATTGCGGATCCGTTCTTTTAACTCTTCGTTTGGCTCACTGTCTGCGCCCAGCTCATCAATCCACAGCGTCTCGTTAGTTACCGCATCAATACCGGTTACCGCTTTAGGCAATATGTGATAGTAACCAGCGCCCAGGTTGTAAGCCGCGCCAGCGTGTTCAGCCTCGACAGCAACATCTATGGTCTGGGCATCTTCGACCAACACAGCGTCTGCGATGGTGACAACCCGATATACCACGCCGTTAATGGGGTCTGTTTGCACTACAGTACCCTGTGGAATAAGTAACGCGGAGCCTTTACTTGCAGCTCGGTAGAATCGCAGACGCCCTCGGGTTTTAAATGCTGGTTTGCGCTCAATTTCATGTTCCCAGGCTTTAGATTCGATAAAGGCATCATCGGTCGCCGTCTGCAAAAACATATTCGGCAAAATGCGCTCAATCAGCAGATTATTTACCAACCATGCAGCCGGCTTGCTGACGATAGCCGCAATCAATTTCCAAAAAGCCGAGAATGGCGAATCGTTGTTTATCAATCCCCCCTGGGCATCCACTTCTGCCCGGAACACAGCCTGCCAACCCTCTTCGGTAGTTGGGATACCTGCTTGCTCCACAATCTCTTTAAAGTCGATCTTCATTTCAGGCTCCTGCGGTCAACTGGGTGGATATAAGGCCAAAATCAATGGTGTCAGCAGTCAGCCACCAGGTGCCGGTATCAGACTGTTCAACTTTTACTGTCCCCGGCATAATGCGCAGATCATCTTCAACCAGCAACACCATGCGGGTTTTGGTATCAGCGGCAGCCCCTGAGCCCCTATCCGCCAACAGCAAATGCACCAGGCCGGTATCCAGCAGAGCATGCACAATGTCCTGCGCTATAACGGCTCTGTCGCTCAGCAATGTGGGGTTGTTGCCAATATCCAGCACCAATTCGCCATTACGGATATGCAAGTCCCGATATAAAGTCATGATGCGTACAACTCCAAATCAGACACCCTGAAGCTAGCCACTTCTTTGGGATAAACGTTAATCGTGCCAATGTGATTGGTGCGTTGCACGGCATCAGCCATCTGCGCAGCCACACCACCTTTTGGCAGTCTCGATTGAACCGGTTCAACTGCGCCCACTTTGGCAACACTGGTTGCTATACGAGGCACCTCAAATGGCAACACCTGCGCAGTAACATCCGCATTGGCTGATAAATTCCCCAGCTGCGGCATAGCTGCAACCTGTGGTGTCAACTGCAGTTGCTGCTGCACCGGATCCACTGAGGGCGCTGGGAAAGGCAACACCTGCGCGGTCACATCCGCATTGGCTGATAAATTCCCCAGCTCCGGCATAGCTGCAATCTGTGGTGTCAACTGCAGTTGCTGCTGCACCGGATCCACTGAGGGCGCTGGGAAAGGCAACACCTGCGCGGTCACATCCGCATTGGCTGATAAATTCCCCAGCTCCGGCATAGCTGCAATCTGTGGTGTCAACTGCAGTTGCTGCTGCACCGGATCCACTGAGGGCGCGGGGAAAGGCAACACCTGAGCGGTCACATCCGCATTGGCTGATAAATTCCCCAGCTCCGGCATAGCTGCAACCTGCGGTGTCAACTGCAGTTGCTGTTGTACTGGATCCACTGATGGTGCAGGGAAAGGCAACACCTGCGCAGTTGTGGCGGTCTGCTGGCTGGATAACTCCAACTCCCTCGGCATTGGTGCAAATGGCACTATCTGTGCGGTTGTTTCTGTCGCTGATTTCACCTGTTGTGCCTGCTCAATTGCGGGCATTTCAGCTTCATTAAAGCCCAGGTCTATCTCTACACCCGGCAGCATGTTGAGCTTGTCCACAACCCACTGAAGATGGCTTGTCACTATTGACTTAATGCCATTCCAGACAGTGGCAAACATATCGCCCAGACTGGTGAGCCATCCCCATTCACTCATGGCCGCTTTGAGGTCGTCCCAGTAATAAACCAGGGCACCCACAGCCGCGATTGCAGCCGCAATACCTGCCACAATCAAACCAATAGGGTTGGCGTACATGACAATATTGACGGCCAGCACTGCCGCCCGCAGACTGGCAAGGCCACCGCTCAAAGCGGTATTAATAGCCGTCCATGCAACAGCCGCCGCACCATAAGCCGTCATTGCCATTTTGCCCGCACCCATCACCATGGTGAGCATGCCGCCTGCCGCAATCAGTCCCATCACAGCGAGAGCGGCATAACCAAGTACCCGGGTCAGGTTGGGGAATGTTTGAGTGAACCAGATCACCGACTTGGCACCGTCAGCCATCCAGCTCATAAAGGAATTCATGGCAGGTAATATCTCCGCCCCCAGCGCGGCACGTATCGCGTACCAACTTTGGGCAAGGCGCTGACTCTGATCAGTCATGGATGCCGCCATTTGGGTGGCAGGCTCCATGCCTTTGATGTTCTTAAAACTGTCGATGGATGTTTTCAAACCGTCCATATTGTCAATCATGTTGATAATGGCCAGACTGCCATCACCCAGCCCCGCTTCATCAAGGAAAGTACGGGGCTGCAGCCCGGACATACCCGCAATCAGAGGTTTGATTTTCTCCAGCACATCCAACATCGGCAGCAGATTGCCTGACTCATCAGTCAGATTCAGCCCCAACTTTCCCTGCGCGCCGTTAATGCCTTCAAGGAAATTGGTGTATTGGGTTACCGCATCGCCCTGGCCCATCTGCTTGCCCAGCATGCCCAGCACGGCAAACTGCTCTTCCATGGCCACACCCAGCGTGGACGGCAGCGAGTGCATGCCGTCGATCATCCCTTCCATATCATCCATGGAGGTGCCAAACAGCTGTTTGGCGTGGGCAGTCATGCCGGTGATACGTTCGATAAACTTATCTCGGCCCATGGCCGTGGCCGTATCCTGATAGTTGCCATACAGGTTTTTGAAGAATCGGCCCACGGTGTCGGCGTCAGACTTCATCACCATGGCCAGCGTGGCGCTGGCCTCAGTGGATGCGGCCAGCACATGCCCTGGCATCTTGCCCAGCACATTGGTGAGCTTTTCACTGTGGCCCAGCACCTCAGTTGCTGCCTGGCCATAGGTAACAGAAAAGTCCAGCGCGGTTTCGTTAACCTTCAACAAGGCATCTTCTGTCACGCCCAGCCCACGAATATCACCCAGCGCCCGGTCAATCTCTATGGCTGGCATCAAAGCACCATGAATCGCCATCGCACTGGCAGCCACTCCCGCACCACCAGATGCCATTTGCATAGTGGCAGCCTGATAGTTATCAGCCAGGCCGTTCATTTGCGCAGTTATCTTGGCAATGGGCTTGGTGATCTGGTCTATCAGGCTGACCGTAAATTCCAGCGGCTTGGGTAAGCTCATTTTATTCTCTCTCAACTACCGCCAAAAGCTCTGGCGATGGCATTGGCGATAATGACTTCATGGTCTGACTGCAGACGTTTCTGCAGCCACTTGGCGCGGGCCAGACTCTGCTCGCTGTCATCCTCTGCAGGCAGAAAATGACGGCGCAGAATTAACATTTGCTCCAGCCCGTTGCCGTCAATGGCCTCGACCAGGGCATCTATTTTTTTACTGAGATCTCCAGCTTTGGCGCGAACTCAGTGATCAAGCTGCCCGCAATAACCATGGCGGCGCCTGAATTACTCTCGAGTAACTCAGCCAGCGCTTCTTTTTGCGTTGATGCCACGGTTCGCACCACCAACTGATGCGCCGGAGCCACTTTATCGTTTGGCATAAGGGCGTTCATGTAGTTGTTATAGTCGTCAGCGGTGACTGTGAATGAAAAATCAGTACCGGCGATGGTCAGAGTGATAGTCTTTTTCATGCTGCTTTGTCCTTAATGGCTGTTCTTAATTGTTCAAACTGTTTATCCATGTGGCGTTCAAGCCGTTCGGTCATGTCACGCACATCGGATTTGGTGGCGTAGTTCTCGGCCACATGGGTTTTGTGGTCGCTTAAATCTTTGGCGTTGGCGCTGATGCGATTCACCAGATTCACAATGAGTGGGATCAGCACAGTCAATGCAATGGAGATAACCCCGGTGACCACATGCCATGCACTTACTTCCATAGCGCCACCTTCCTATCCTTTGCCTGCACACTACCCTGCAGCGCATTTGGCGGGGTCTGCTGTTTGCTGGCACCCATCCAGAAGGCAAGGCAAGTGGCCATAAAGCCGGTGACTTGTCCGGCCAGATAAACAATCAGGTCACGGTTACCTTCGGGAATGCCCAGACTGAACAGGGCAATACAGACACCGGAGAACAGCACAAACAGCGCGATGGTCAGCAATGACGGCATCCAATGGTCTTTGTGCTCTGCCCTGGCGTTTTGCACATCGGCAAGCCGCGCCTTTTCTTGTTCGTGGGCCAACTCCTGCAGTCGGATTTGGTTGTCACGGATCTGCTGGCGCTCCTCATGGGCCCATTGCTGCAGCTTGAGTGCTGCGTCAGGGTTGTTTTGCAGCTCGGTCATAACCGCTTCCGGGCTATCGCCCACGCCCAAAGCACCGGCAATCTGGCTGCCGATACTGACAGCCAAACCAACAGGCCCCCCCAACAGGGGGCCAACCGCGCCGGCTACCTTGCCAACGGTTCCGGCAATATCTTTCCAATCCATCAGAGATCCCCCATCAATTGCAGATAAGTGGCCTCACGCTTACGGCGGGTTGGGTATCTGTCACCAAAGTCGTTAAGCTCGGCCAGCATGCCCTGCCAATCTTGACGCACAGCGCAGCCCCAGAAGGTGGGGCAGCGTCGCGCCAAGTTGCCATATTGAAACGCCACAGAGGCGATAACGGTTTGGGCATGTTCAGGCAGGCTGGCGAACGGCTCAGCGCTGGCAGCATCAAAGCGGCCGGTCAGCTGTGTCAGCAACTGGCTTTTAACGGCCAAATCAATCTGCTCGGCATCATCGGCTGAGATCGTCAGCGGCAGGCGTTCAAGCTGGGTGGCAGCGTGGCGTCCATGCAGCAGCGCATAAGGCGCGAACTTGTCGGCCAACTCGGCAGGCAACAGGCGATGCAGATCACCGGTTGACCTGGCGCCGATATCAAAGCCAGTGGCTACAGTCACACCACTGCGGCTGCCTGCAGCATCCGGCACATAGCCGGTCAATTGCGGACCACCTTCAAGGCCGCTGATAAAGGCAAAGTTGACCTTGGTCGCTGCTGATTTAGCTGCTGTCTCTGGCGTTTGCTTCATCGTCTGCCCCTGTTTTGCATCTCAAAAAATTGCGCACACTCAATGCAGTGGGTTACCCCTTGCACGGCAATTTGCCGGGCAAGGGGGATTTCACCGCCACACTCTATGCACTCGCTCAAGCTGTTGGCGGTGGTATTGCCCCTTGCTGCGATATTGCTCAGGGCTGCCGCCTCTAACTGCTCGTTGTGGGCCTGCGCCCTGTCGGCATCATCCATGGCGTACTCCAGTCCTTACTGGACGATGTTTTCGGTTTCATCCGGACGCAGATATGGCACGCCATCAATGCGGACAAAATCAGTGCCAGTAACATCAAACGGAATTTTGAAGGTACTGGCGGTGCCGCCCTTGCTGTCGATATCCAACAGGTCGGCTATCTTGATTCGGCATTCGAAAGCCTCAACCTTCACTTCATCGTTGCCATATTTGGCATAGAAGCTCACATCAAAGACTTTCATTCCACGCCAACTGCCTGCACGCTTGGCCATTTCGCTGATAATGCGGAAATTGGAAGCATTAACAACCAGCTCACCGGCTGCGGCCACATCGCCATCAACATAACCATCCGGCACACCTGCGGTCTGGGATACACCTGAGTTGTCAGTAATGCTCAGGGTGGCGGTGACAACATTGATCAGGTCGCCGTCAATGTTGGTGGTAAAGTTTTTTCCTGAAACTCTCATGTCCGGCTCCTTACGCTGACTGATCCAACAGAATGTTGACTGTGATTGACTTGGGCGAATCATAGGGACGCACCACCATGAAGATCACCACCTGGGTTTTGCTCTTCCAGTCAATGGTGATATCACCATCCTGGGGTGGCATCACATCACCGGGAAACGGCTTACCCCCAATCAAATAGCTTTTACTCATCTTCCGCAGCGGCTTCATAAAATAGCCCTGGTGGTACGAAATGCTGTTAGGAGTAGAGTTGAGGCTGCGGTCGGCCATCTTCTGAATCGCCAACATTCGCACTTCACGGCTGGCTTTATGCACCACCCTCAGGTTCTCAATCACCTGATAGTCACCGCCTTCGGCATCCAACGTAGAACCATCGGTCCAGTAAACACCGTCAAAATCGGCATACCACTGCGGCACACTCAAGCGGGCATTGGCGAGGGTTTCCACCGTGGCCAATGACAATGGCTCACCGGCGCTATCAACCGGCATCGCACCCAGACCAGGCACTGCTCCCGTAGCCACTCGCATGGGGCTGTCGGCAATTGACACACCGCGGTTACACAGGCGGCCAGCCAGCGCACCGGCGTTATTGCCATTAAGCTGCGGAACCGGCACCACCAAGTGGCAGGCCAACCCATCAACCAGGGCCACTGTGGCCGCCTCGTAGGCTGACCAGGTTTGTGTGGCGGCGTCGATACCATCCACTGCGGCCAGTACAAACACCCAGCGTCCCAACTTGGCTTGCAGGCTTAATGCCTTGTCTTGCAGCGCCTGAATCGCCGCGGCATCGGCCACAGGATCACAAACCACCACAGCTTCAAAGCTCTGCACTTCGTTGGCGCGATCAATGGCATCATTGATGGCTTCATCTGCTGCCAATGGGTACACCGCAGCACTCCAGTTTTGACCGCCACCCAACTGAGCGGCAATCAACTGCTTGCGCAGTGGCGTATCTGCAAACTCTTTTTCGATATCAGTTTGCGCATTGATGGAATACAGCGCGCTGGCCTCTTCGGCACTACCGGTACCGACAAACAGGAAGTGACGTTCGATTTCAGTCACCGGCCCTTGCCCCTGATTTAAGTTGTTTACCTGCACCTTTCCGGTTGCCATGGCTATTTCCTCATCTGCTCTAAAATTTCAACCAATTGCCGCTGCACGTTGGCGGGGCTATCCCCCAAAAACGGGCGGGCAGGTACCGGTATTTGCCAGCTGCGGCGCTTGGGTTTGCCCCTGAGTTGCTGCAGGATAATGGCGGCCTGTCCCTTCGACAGTTCCATCGCTTCTTTCACACTGGCCTTACGGTACCCTTTACCTTTTGCCCTTCTGACCTTGTATCCATTGGCTACAAGCGCCTTTGCTTGTTTTCTGGTGCTGGGCGATTTGTAATCCGGTCCACCATGAATGCGAGTCATTCTGGCGGAGGTCATCTTTTCGGCTCCCCCACTGTGATGCAGCGCTGCAATTCGGCCTGTCATCGGGTTGCCGTGCTTCAGTTCCAGCCTGTCTCCATCAAACACATAGGGCGTAATGCCTTTATCTATATGTTTGAGTAGCTTGCCGCCCTTCTTTTTTTTGCGTGGTTCAAATGGTTGGCCATCTGTTCCGGCTTGGCTGCGGATCCTGCTTCTGGCTTTTTTCTTCTGAGCGCGTCCCAGCGTCTTGAGCAATCGCACCCGCTTGTTTCTTGGCAGTGCCAGCAACTCAAGCTGCTGCGCTGCGCTCAGCGCCTGATGCTTATTGACGCTGATATACAGGCTCATTACTGTTTGCCTTCATTCGGTGACTGATTCACCACATCGGCATCGGTGGCGATATCCACCG